CCGATACGTGTGTGCTCGGGCTGTAACCAAAATGCTTTATTCATTAAACTCTCTAAGTTCTAAAAATTGATCTCTGCACTGGCTAACTTCCACTTCTGGAAATTTACCACATACCCTAGCACACATCAATATAGACTTGTCTTCAAAACTTTCGTTCCACATAGATTGCCATACTTTGCTATCAACAATTTCTTCTATAGTGTGTGTTCTTAAATCTAATCCGTCTATACCACCAAATGCTTTGATTGCTTCTAACAACGAAGTAGTACTATCATTCATAAAATTATACACCAATTTATCGGGTGTTGCATATTGGTATGGAACACTGGCTAAAAAACAACAAGGCCATAGGTGCCCTTGTGCATCTACATATATACTACGTTCATCTTCTATCTGACAACTAATTGTTGCGGTCTTAATTACTTCTCGATAGTTCTCAACAGTCTTACGATCAATAAACGCAATCTTTTGTTCACCGGGAGGTAACAAAGTATGTGTTACATTACCATCTCTATTAAAAACTTTAAATTCTTTGCTGCCAATAAATCTACTTGTTTGTTTTTCATGGAAACTTTCAAACCCTAATTCTTTAGCCAATTCACGACATTGTTCTAATTGATGTTCGTTGTGCTGGAAGGTAATAAAGTTCCAACGTGCTCTTCCGCCAGCCTCTATAAATGCTCGGGCATTACGTATAATCATATCGAAGTCTGTGCCTATACGATATAGACTGTGAGTATCTGCAAGACCGTCGATACCAAATAAAACTAGATGATTCTTTGGCAATGTTTGGGCTAGTTCTTTCCACCACTTGACCGTTCTAGCACTGGCGTTGGTATGTATATGTATATCAACGTTGGGATTTTGTTCTACGGTATATCTAATTATGGGAATCAAATCATTGTTCATAATCGGATCACCAAAATTCCCGCACATAGAAATACTACCTAGTTGTGTTAACAAGCTAGGGGTTATAACATTCTTATAAAACTGTAAATCCATGTTATTTTCTATTAATTTTGGATTGGGTAACCCGCCGTGATTATTCCTGGCACACATTGGACATGATGCTTGGCATAGAGTTGATATCTCTATGTGTATTTGACGAATCTCATTATATTTGTACATAGGTCCGGGATGGTTAAATATTACCATATATTTACATATAATGAAAATCGTCTACTGCGTTATCGACAACACTAATACCTATTCATCAGATTGGATTAAAAGCCTGATGAAGAACCAGGCTGATTATACTGTTACTAACATAATATCAAAAGGATACCAGGTGTATGCATCTACATCGGAAGATAGAGTACTGAGGCAAGTTAGTAATTTGGATTACAATTATGCAGTTGTGTTTAGTACCGGAACTGAATTTATTAATGGCGATAGTTTTTTTGATGCAGTCAAAAATATTGTTTCTGAAAACATTTTTATAACAGGTCATATATTAGATCGAGGCGATGCATATTATGAATTACATCATCAATGCTATATTATCAATCTAGAAATTTATAAAAAATTAGGCTACCCTAAAATTGGACAACAACAACTAGGTAATATACATACTCAAATTGAACCAATACGTAGCTCCGATAATTTTCATGACAACTACACACCCACGTGGGTTAGTCATGGATCGAATCAAAAAAAATATAATCATAAACTGCATGGTTGGAACATACTAAGTTATGCGTTATCAAAACAACTATCGATTGGAGTATTTTCAGAGGATGTAAGGCAGCATAAGAAACATTTCTATCCAGAAAATCCTATAGAATTTTATAAACATATTTCGTGGGCATATCAACGACAGGCCTATTGCGAGTATGAGTTCGTACATACTGAGAGTACCGATACTAATTTGCCCACATTACCCGGTATACGACAGGTATTTGTTCCTGCTAGTGGACTAGGATGGGAACACGTTAGCACAGATATTGAAAAAGTAGTGGTGTATGATTATAATCAAAAAGCATTAGATTATTGGCAACAACGTGTACCTACTGGCAAGAATATAAATTATAAATTTGTTAAACTAGATTTACTACATAATGATATTGATATAGAAAGTTTACTAGATACAAATGTAAGTGATACATTTATTAACTTGTCGAATATATTTGCCTATGAAGGCACGGCTTTTTTTGCTAATTTAGAATATAGAAAATATAGACAAAAATTACTAGTAGATAAGATAAAAGTATTGATACCTACCGCAGTAATTTATACTTCTGTGGATGCCGATACAGGTATTACGCATGAGTTACCTTGGCACACATATGATCATTAGCCTTAACAATTTAAAAAAATATTACGTTAGGATTTACAGACGAAGTTAGTCTTACGACCAATAACCATCCAACGGGTATATAACGGCAATTTTAATTCTCCAGCCCACAATATATTAATATCACATTGGGTTTTAAATTCTTCTAAGGTCGCCGCGATTCGAACATGTTCGGGAATAACATAGTTGTTACTTTGCAACACCAGTAGACTGTTGTGAGGCATTCCGCTCAACCATAGATCATATTGATTCTGTGTGATATGTTCACAACTGGTATTGATAATAACATCAGCATCGCTGCGTATGGCACACATATCGGCGGTCATTGCTCGAAATCTACCTGTCATTTCTTCTTGCTTGTTCATCATGGTAGCAATAGATTCACATGTTGGATCTATATCAACGCTACGGATATTATTGATATATATGTCACTTTGAAATAGCATACTAGCTAGCACACCCACCCAGCCGCCATGAATGTCTATGCTGACAAATGTTTTTACATTTTTACGAAGATTAGCAATTAACCATTCTTTACTCTTAAGCTGACCTGACCAAAAGGCATCCATGGTTCTTATAGGATCAGGGCTTTGCCGGATGGCCTGCATCCAATAGTGTAGATGTTCTGTGTCTATTTGCATTTTGGTATCTTGCTATCTGCTGAGCTGACACAACTCGGAGTAACACATCGCATAGGCTCTGTAAATAATTCAAACTTGTCCAAGGTTCCCAGCGACACGTCGTGACAGCTATAGCTTCTTTTAACCTCGTTACCTCTTATTATAACACTTTGATATCCTGCATTGCAAGACCAGTTGGTGAATTTATTGAAACCAAATGCGTTAAAGCGTTCAGCTTGGTCAAACAAGTATTCCGTATTGTCTGCGTCATACAATGCTATTTGATAAACATCCTCACCATTCGAACGTTGAGGAAATCCTGTTTGCATCTTATGTATCATGTCCTCAGTGTAACCGTCTACAATGCCACTGGCTGTTGGATCGCTTTGCGGCTTTAATGTTACATTGATTCCACGAGAGTGAAAACGTTCCATGCGAGCATACAGTTCGTCAAACTTCTCTGGCACCATTACTTGATTAATCGTAACGTGTACTAGTTCATACATCAACTGTAAACACTTGTCACCAAACTCTTGTTCCTTGGCAAACTCATCATGAAAGCTGGCCGTGATGCTTCTACGTTGTAACATCTCTGTGTTCTTACACCATGTGTTCCACCATTTGCTACCTGAACTTAGGTTGGTGGTCATATGGATGCTTTGGTAAGGGCTTTCCTTTTCATCTAGATGTTTGACGAGATCATTTAACTGTTTATACGCAGTGGGTTCGCCTCCACTAAAGCTCCAATGAAATTCATCGAATCCATTTGCTCGAGCCTGTCTTTTAATTTCATCTACTGTAGATTTATAGACGTCTAAACTTTGATGATCTATATTGTCGCTACGAGCATACGGCCAACAGTAACTACATTTATAATTACAAAATCTACCCAAAATCCAGCTCGTTGAAAATAATGGTCTAGACAACATTGTCCGTTGTCCAAACCTTACTACATCAGTGAAAGGTATGTCTTGAAATAATTTCATTGGGTGGGCATTAAAATAAATACGTAGTCAGTTATTTAACATAGAGCAAACCAGAGATGAAATATATAGGAAATTTTAAAGATTGGTTAAAACCGGAATGGGTGGAATACGCCTTAGCCAACGACGGCAGCCCTCAACCTAAATACGAATTTGAAGAAAACGATTTAATGGGAGCGATTGAACGAGGAGAACGTGCAGAGTTTTGTGAGTTTCAACAGAAATATGAAGCAGCTGGTTATAAACACGATTCATTATTGTATTATTTGTTTGACCAGGTTAATTTTCCTTTTGAGGTACCGTTACCTCCATTTGTAAATTTAAAGGAAGGTCAAGGCTACTATTGGAACCTGTTTAAATACTATCCAGGCAATCTGTTGCCAG